TGGGGTGCCATTGACTACTACCTTAATGTGCATGTCAAAATTCATCAATTTATAGTGAGCAACTTTTTGTGCAACACGGGGATTTCGGATGAATTGTCCCCATGGATCTATGAACACAAACCGTAAGGTTGAACCTACGGCCCAGATCTCAGTATCCAATTTTATGGGTCTACTGAGAAATTTCTGTATTTCGGTGCAGGAGTCATACACCTGATCTCGTAAAGGATCGAGAAATTCAGGTGGCGCTTCTGTTGCACCAGGGCGATCATCCATGAATGTGACAGTTGCTGTCTGCTCAGTGGCACGTTCACCAACATCTTTACGTTCAATGGAGATCAGTTTTTCCTTTGTTAAATCTTTTGTTGTTGTGGGGCGTTGAATTCTTCGCGCATACGGAGGATTCATGTAAGCATATAATTGTACAGATATTAAACATGTAATATAAAAGAATAAAATATTATATAAAAGATATAGAGTCGCACTTCCTAGTGCTAAGGATTTCTGGACAATCCCTAAACCACAATTGGTCATAGACTTCGCGGACCATTCACGCCAATTATTGAAAGGAAATTAGTCAGTTTTTAGGTATTTTGAGCGCCAATTGGCAACCCTGTCTTCAAAACTGTAAAACAACGACGGGGTTGATAGATTGACTTTGGCACAGATTTGCTTAGCATCAGATCGCATTTTCTCATAAACGGGCTTACCATGGGCAAAAGCCTCATGGAGACCGGAGTCAATGCAAGACATGGCGACTTCACGCATATCTGTGGTTTTTGATTTGAGATTACAATGCCAACTCTTGTAGATAGCATCAAGGTCTAAAGCACCCAGAGAGACTCCAATTTCGGGAATGAAGTTCGAAACTCTCTTTAGGTAATCAGCCTGATCTGGATCAAGATAATCGACAATGTCATCTTCTTTGGAGGGTACAGTGATAATAACTCCATGTTTGGCAAGAAAATCATGGAAGTTTCGGAATGTGAAATTTCGCGCTTTCTCATCCGCGCTCCCAGTGAAATCATCACCATAACACGAGGAGTTAATGTAGTCTCTGTACCGAAGGAGGTTTGGGCAACAGTGGAAGAATCCCATGCGAGCATACAGAGCTCCAACAATAGAATTCAAATATACTGTCAGTGGATTACCAGAAGGGTTCATGTTGAAGACCATGATAAGTGTTCCGTTGTAATCAATCATTGCATTCACAAGATCGGTACACATAGCACTCATCACAGCAAGATCTTCTCGAGCATAGTGCAGCTTCTCACCAATACGTAGAAGAATAGCACATGCAGTTGTCAAGATTTCACACAAAATGGTGACATCAAACTTCTTGTAATCCCATCCAAGAATAGCGTCCTTGTACTTGGCTACAAAATCTTGTAGTTGTTGCCACTCTGGACCCATACAGTTAATTCCGACAGCGCACTCAGACATCAAAGGATGGAGACTGAGAAAACGCATAATGCCTAGGAAATACTGGCGGATCAAGAGGGTGAAAACAAGAGGACAAGCTTGGAAAACACGTACTTTTTCCGAAGTGAGGGACTTTGCTTCGTCTTTCAAACAGGCCATGTATATAGCAAAATATCTTTCACCACGTTGATAGCAGGCCAGAGCACGTTTGTACTCGGCAAGAACACGAGGCGAGAGATTCCAATCGTCATCGATTTCGTTGGATTTTGGTCCAAACAAAGGGTGACCACAACTGGTAGCACGTTTGATGGCGTCAATGAAACGAACACCGGGTATACCTCGAATAGCTTCCTCTAAAGTTAGCTTTCGACAATATGGATCAGTGTTCTCCTCTGCTAACTTAAGCAGAGGTTCTTCGTAATCCTCTCTTGCTCGCTTCAATAGTTTCGGATGAAAAGGTTCCGGTTCGTCTACCATCGAAGTGAGAGTGAGATTGTACGCTTTCCAATTGGGGTTCATTTTGGGCGGACCCCATTTGTTTTCAACACCAGTGACTTCTGTCACTGCATCAGAGATGACGGATTTGACCACCTTACTCTTTGATTGTGGGCGAAATTTTGTAGACCCATAAACAATCAATGGACTCTCTGACGGGAGGGTTGCAAACATGGAACGTTCATAGACTTTTGTAGAGTCGAGGAGTTTCTTACCATAGATAGAATCGGGAAGATCAGTATACCTTCCAAGTGCCACCACATCGGGAAGTTGAAATAGCTTGGTTTGCATAGTTTCAAGATCATTCCGTGTGATGCATTGCATAACGCCAACATTCTTCTGATCACAAGCTCCAATGAACATTCCTACAATTGCCGGTACTTTGGTGGTGGATATGATGGGAGATCCACACAAACCATAAGTATCATCGGGATAATAGAAGTTTGCTCCGTAAAACTCGGTGTTGAGTGTTCCTGTTTGTTGGAAGTGGGGAGAAATTGATTTGATACTAGGTTTTCCATCTTTGCACGTCACCATTTGGGCGAGACAATTGCCTACTGGGCGTGTGAAAGAGAAATCCTTAGTGATGTCCTTCGCATTAGCGGCCTTTGGGACAAAACACATCACCATATCACAAACCTCTGAAACAACTGTATTCACATCAATAGTGCTCATGAATTTAATCTTAGAGCAGGAGCTAGTGTTTCTCTGAGCCGTAACGGTTAATGTATCGTAATATTTTTCTCGTTTTTGGTTGTTGAAGAAAACATGATACGGAAACACAATGACATGTGATCTGACAAAAATACCATGGCAGGAGGTGGTGGTACCATCCTCGCGCTCAAATGTACAATACACGGTATTTGCCTTTCTCACTCTGTTGAGCATTTCCTCCGGTGTTGTGTTTTTGTTCAAACTAGATGAAAGGAATGTAGCGCCTATTCCAGTCATCATCGATCCTAGCCAAGAAGTAGACTTTGTGTTATCAATTTCCTGAACATCAGCTACTCCTCTTTCCTCTGTCTCTTCTTTGGACAGTGCATATGCCTTGTACATCATGTGGACAGCTTTCATAAATGCAAGAAAGGCTCCACATCCAATAGCAATCTTCAATTTGTTCTGCGGTATGTAAGGTCTAACTACCTCTAAAACATCAGTACGCTGAGAGTACTCCTCAGTCAACGCTTGACGTCTTTTAAGGTAGCTGAACCAGACAAAGCTTGCAGCAACAATTCCACAAACAAATGTGAGAGGAAGTTTGTGATATTGGCGAGTGCGAATGAAGTAAATGGAAGCGATAGCTGTGGAATAACTCACAGATCTGGCTAACCATCTACTTTGATACACACTAACGGCATGAATGTATCTATTCAAGAAGATCCCAAAAAACCTGTTGTTGAAGACACGCTCAGGGACTAGAGATACAAGGAAAGGGAGGGAATATTCTGAAATTGCAGCACGCAACTCTTGGTGCAGTTGGACTGTGGTGTGTGTGGCAAGAGGGCGAAATACCCAGTTGCAAACATTAGGCATTGTAACGGAGACAAGCCCAAAAGGGTTGTAAGACTCAATCCAAGTCAATGGATTCAAATAAGATTTGATATGAGATCTGACTGCGCTCACAACCACTTCACCAACAGTATCGGCAATAGATCGTTCCTCCACTTCAGATGGAACAACTGATGTAGGGGTCAATAATTCTGGATGATCCTTAATCATATGGTTGGGAACCAATATGAAAGGACATATATGACCCTTGGTGTTGTTGCCACATTTACCGCAAACGTAAGTTCCACGGTGAATGTTACTCGGTGGTTTTGTTGCCTCCCTACGAATACGGGTAGATCTGAGATTGATATCCCTTCGTTCATACGATTTCAGAGCTAAGGAAGTCGGAGTATTTGGAAGTGATCGTATCCGAGATCGCAGGAGGGGTGTTTTCGGCACAATTTTATATTTTGCCGGTCTCCTTGGAGCACGCGCCGGTGCTTTAGGAGTGGGGCCTTCAGATAGTAGCTGCAAAGCTTCAACTGCTACATCTTCTCGGGAAGGCGGTTTTGGAAGAATGGGCACAAGCATTCTTTCCTTGACTTCATCTTTGGAAACAGAAGCAGGAGGAATTTCCGAGGAATAGAACTTCTCGCACGAGCACAAGGCTGGTGGTTTGCAACAATTGTCGCAGAAAGGCATGGAGTTATAATCCTTGCAATTCTTGAGAAGCTTGGCTTGCTTGGTTTGGTGCTTCCTAGCAAGGTAAACCATAGCATCCATGTATTCACTCAGATTCATGTTGTCACACACTCGCTCGCCCTTAAAATCTGGGGGCAAAATGAGAGTGCGGAACTGATAGTTGTTGCCGCCCTTTTTGTTGTCATACACGAAGACTTCTTCAATTTTGAGATCCCACACATCAACACAAAGATCGCCCTTGTTGAGATCGGGATGATCAGTGTTGAGCATGGTTCCACCAGGAATGCGGTATTCTGGTTTAACTGAAGCTCGAACATGAAGAAATCGACGCAAAATAGCTTCTGGCACGTCTGAAAAGAAACGCGCACCAAAGTCGTCATGGTTGGATGTGATAATGCCAATAAGGAACTTGATGAAAGTCACACCTTTTTCTGAAAGTTCTGCTTTGATAGCTTTTGCTGCGACGTTATTGAATAACTTGATCAAACGGTCGATAATATGCTTCGGTTGTTTGTCAGGTCTACCATTGTTGACGTCGTCAAAAATCATCGCTAACAGATACGAATAGATGTTGGTATCGTAGTCATCGGAGGCATCATCTGTTGAAATCCGGGACTCGTCTCGTTCAAGACCCATAGCTTTGAGACAAACATGCAACGTATGAGTAGTCAAAGTAGATTTTCCAACGGCAGTCCCGCCACTGATATGTATGGCGAAAGGGGCTTCTCTCATGGTTGTGGAAGCATTGCGGGCATAAATCTTTTCTTTAACTGTCACAAGCTTGGCATATTTATCTTGAAGCCAGGTTGCAGTCGGTCCAGTGGGACGGACCTTCTTCATCTTTTGGATTCGAGAAATAGCGTCATCGACTTTCTTCTCCAAGTCGTTGACTGTGCCGTATTCATCTTTGTTTCCAATGAGAATACTTTCAGAGTGGGCGAAAATATCATTTAGCAAATTGTTCAATTCAGTCACATTTTGATCTGAATATAGAATAGGATACAACGATCCATCAGCGATACACTTAGCTCCTGTGTCACAGGCCCAAGTAAAGGTGCTGATCATTGCATCGATAACATCAATTGCATTAGCTTGCTTCTTTTCTGCCTCAAAACTCAAGAGCTGAATGCCCTTGAAGTCGATAGTTTGACCGGCTGCTTCACATCCGGCAGCGGTCATGCAAGCCCCAATAAGATACTTGATTTTCTTAAATTGGGTGTGGGTTCTAGCGAGAGCCCAGGCTTCACGAATTTCGTGAGGGGTTGCTCTCTCAGACACTTCATCTCTTGTCAACTTATCTGTTTCCTCGAACAAATCTAAAATGCTCTTGAACAAAGATGCCGTGGTATACTTCTGCATGAAGCTACCAAAGGCAAAAAGAACACTTGAAAAGTTGTCGGCGCGATACAAATCATGCGCTAAAACAAATATGCATTCAATATGTCTAAACCAAGAATCGAACTCCTCGCTGTTTTTTCCCAAAGAATCACGGTAAGTGGACATTACTTTCTCCATTTCCTTAGGAGATTGTAGGCACTTGGGCATGTACTTCTTCCGGATTCTCTCAGCGTACTCGGCCCACGCAGGGTCGTCTTCTGTAATACTCGGTTCAGTGTCTTTTTCCGGGGGTTCCTCCACCACCTCTTCCTCTTCGGAAGAGGCTTCCGACTCACTAGCTGCAATCCTAGCAGCTAGGTCCTCTGAAGACTCGCGGGGTATTTCATCCTTACTTGTCTTCTTCCTTTTTGTTGTTTGCTTATTGTTATCAGTCTTCTGAGACCGAGCCTTCTTGGGGTTGGCTCTCTCTTCAACTGATTCCTGATCACAATGCAAAGGATCTTCCTCCATAGGATCTTCCTTCTGTAAAGTAATCCACCAACTGAAATAATCCAAAAATCGACTTAACATGTATCTCCTACGTGGTCTAGAATACGCACGTTCGGACACTTTTTGTCGATTGACCTTATATTCTTCTCTCATTGCACGTCGCTCAAGTCGTATCTTGTACTGGCGACGTTTTTCCTCTCGTTCATTATATCTCCGGGAAGATTCATGATACTTCGAGGATGCAAAGGTCTTTGGATTTTCCAACACTTCATATTCATAATCATCATCGTCCTCCTCCTCAACTGTCTCGACCGTGGGAATCCATCGGTCTTGCTTCTTCTTCTTCTTAGATTTTACTTTAATCCAATCGTCATCTTGAGAATTGCCACTAGCCGTAGTGGTAGAAGGAATGTTCTTGCTCTTAACTTTTGCGAAAGAACGAGCGATCAGGTCTGGACGACCAGAAAGAACACTCAAGAAGGTTCTCAGTTTATCCGGACAACATTTTTCATCTTCCTTCTGAGAAAGCGGTGCCGTTTGCTTCTCCTTCCTCGTAGACTTTACTTTAGTCTTTTCATCGCTAGCCGTTGCGATAGAGGGATGATCTGATTTGTTGCTTTGTTCATACTTCTCCTCGTTAACTACTTTCATGGGTGCCCTCGAAAGGGACTTGAAGTAAAAATAAAATCAGATCGGAGCGTCCTGACAGGACGAATACAAACGATAATATACAATATTATCCAACTGGATACAATAACATTAATAATACACAGAACAAGAATGGCCATCCATTAAACAAAGAAATTCTACTCGGATTGGCGGTCCGACTGCTGTAACAGAGCCATGGTATTGAACGGGTTGCAACACCCTAGTACTTTGGGCAAGTACCGAACCATGGACGCTTCGTTAGATTAGATCCAGTTCATAGACGAAATACCATATGTTCACAATTCTAAGGTCTTCTACAATCTTCACCCAGCGGAATTAACTCGAAGGGATTGCCTTTAGCATATATGGATTGATTATAGAATTGATCACATAAGGGCACAATCTTGCCTAAGGTGATTTGTTATCCCAAATAAATCAGACTTAAAAGTCTGGAATGGACACGGGTTCACTATAAATAGCAGTACCGTCGTTTTGACAAGTGCATAAAAGCACTCTCTCTAACAAATCAAATGAGATGTCGAAATTAATCTGTTGTTTGTTGTGGTTACTTTACCGGAGCTTTCGTAGCTCGGAAGGTGAATAAACCTAGAATAAACGGGGGTCATTACCCTAATAAGAAAAGCTGTGAGTAGCATGCATCTTTGATGTCATCTACCCATCCTTTCAAATTGAGTACATCTATACCAACGTTACGTGAGTCATTTAAGACTCAC